CCAACCAGTTCTGCAAATAAACTAATAGTCATAGTCGTTTGTCGTGTTTTTAATGGTTAGTAATTACGCATCTGCGTAGAGGAACTCGATGCGGGGCAGAGCGGTCTTCATTGCAGATGTGGGCGCATAGGGCATAGCGGCCTGATTGACCTGCCCGACGGTTACGATACCGGCACGGGGGTCGGTAGCAGTTACGGAGTAGCGGTTAACACCTACATAGTTGCCGCCAGTAGGCAGGCTACCATAGGCAGTGCCGCCAGAGTTCACGGGCATGGGTTTGTAGACACCCGATACCTCGATGATGATATGACCGCCCTTGATACTGGTAAAGCCAGTCATATCCAGCGTGCGACCTCCGGGGATGTCACCAAGAGCGTTGACGATGACGATGCTGTCGTTACCGTCGCTGATCTGATTGCTCTCCTTTACGAGGTTCGCAGCAGTGTTGGTTTGTGCTTTTGCCATAGTTAATTTGTTTTTTTGTGTTTTTAAATGTGCATGGTCTTCACCACTGCATCCACTTCCTTGTCGGTGGCCTGTTGGCCGTTCTGCTGCTTGCCGAGTTGTGCCGGTCTGCCGAACACCGTTGAACGTGCGTTCTGTTCGTTCACCAGTTCGTCCACCTCGCCCTTTATCGTCTCCTGCAATGCAGAGAAATCGTCCTCGCTCATGTCCTCAAGCCTCATGTGCTTGTAGGGTTTGCGCTGCACCTCCGTCAGCGGTTCAAGGATGCCGTCAATGATTGACCTGCGTGACTGGCTGCGTTTCTCCCCGTCCATAGCGTCAAGACGCTCCTTGAGGCTCTTGTTTGCCTCAATCAGTGCCTTTGCCCATTCGGGTGTATCGTCAGCGGGAATTGGTGCGGGTTCATCATCAGGCTTGCCCCCGTCAACTGCCTTGCCGTCCTTGAGGTTGTGTTTGCGCTCGTAGTTGGCTACTGCCGTCTTCTGCGCATCGGTGGCTCGCTGGTCACCGTAGGCCTCAAGTACGTCCGTGAATGCACCCTCGATGGCGGTTGCGATGTCGTCCTCGTTCTCCACAGTCTTGGCCAGCTTTGCGGCAACCCTGCGCAGGATAGGCTCTTTCACCCCCGTATATTTCTCGATAAGTGCGTCTAAAATCTTTTTTTCCATAGTTAACTTGAAATGATACTCGGTGCAAAGTTCGGCCTAAAATATGAAAATTGCAAGCGAAAAGACACGAAATTATTCGTGTCTTTTGGGTCGAAAACCACCTTTTTCGGTCAAAAAACGCACTTTTTTTGAAAATTTTCGCCGAAAAGTTTTGGTATTACGAAAATACTATATATCTTTGCAACGTCAAAATACTTATTTACTAACCAACCAAACAACGAAATTATGAAGACAAACCACTATTCAAAAACCGCAAAGAGTCTCAGCGGTATCAGCGTTCTTGCAGACCATGCCAGCAACTGCGGCAACATCAACGAAGAACAGCACAAAGAGTTGAAAGAGAAGACCCGTGAGGCTCAACTTGACAATTTATTCGCTGCAATGGCAGCATACTGCCAAAAGTAACCAACCGGGGGCAGGGTCGCTGCCCCCACAATTATAAACGTCAAAATAAATTTACAGCATTATGGAACAGCTCAATTATTCAGTTTCGATGATTAACGCAAACTTCAAGATCAAGGTCTTCGGCCATGACAAGGAAGGTCACAAAATCAACACCCTCGTCGGTGTGTCGGGTCTCATCGACCTGCTGGACGGTGCCATCGACTTGGTGAACCGCCTCCTCGACAGGGCATTCAGCAGCATGGGTGACGTTTGCCACTGCAAGCTGCGCAGGGGTTTGAAAATCAGCTTTTATGTTTTCTAATTATCAACCAATAAAACCACTACAACTATGACTAAAGAATTGAAGAATGCAGTTTCAAGGCTGCGCAAGTTACAGGATGCCGCTTTCGCTGGCAAGATTGACAGCTTCACCACCGTCATGGTCAGCCTCCAGTACTACTGCAGACACTACGAACAGGAAGACCACGTTACAATCGACGTATCCATTTCGACTTTTGATGAGGACGGCAACCACAAGAAACTCTATTGGCAGATGACCGATGACATCTGCACCGAGATTGGAGCAGAAAAAATCACCGCCACCCACAACGAACTGCTGCAAGACATCGCCGCCTTCGTTGACTACCCCGTGTAAATTCGTTTTCGTGCGTTCTAAGCGGTTTTGGTCTTGCAGATGATTAACCATACCACCCACGAGGCGAAAGCCGCTTAGACGCAAAATCTTTAAAAAATAACTACTATGGCACAAATCATCAAAAGCAACGGGCAGGCCACCGAGGTCACCCCGAAGAACGGAACGGACTTCTCCCTTGAGGAACTGCAAACCATCGTTGGTGGATGGATCGAGATTGTCAACCTGCGTGACGGCAGACTGCTCTGCCTTGACGAAGAAGGCAAGTTGAAAGGCAAGGAACGCAACCATGTCGCTACCGACATCTACCATCAGGCTCTGCCACTATGCCGCAAGGATTTCATCGTGGGCGATGTCCTGCTGTGTAACGAAGACCAAATAGACTAACCACATAGAGGCTGCGCTATCGGCTGGACGGGCATTACTATTATGATTACCCACAAGCAACACACCAATCCCGACCAAAGCGAGAAACTCGTCAAGGCGGGTCTGTCCGTCTCTACGGCAGATATGCACTACCGGGACGGGGTTTACCATCAGGGCAAGCCGAACATGAACACGATGGCAGTCGTGGCACCGATATGGTCTGCCCTCGCCCTGCGCCAGCTTATGCCGACCTACATCGGCAAGGGAGTGTACAGGCACTACCGCCTCGGCTGGGAGGAGACACAGCGAGGTGTCGTGGTCTTTTATGTTGACCACATCTGGAACTCGTTCACGAAGGTCGAGTTTGAATGCGAAGACCTGTTGGATGGCTACGTTGATATGACCTGTTGGCTCTTGAATAATGGCTACATGGAGAAAGGAGGTGCGTCATGACACGCAATGAGACACTGATATGGGTACATCTGCATGATGGGAGAGACGGTTTTTTCGGCAGCCTTGCTGCCATATATGGAGTATTCAAACATGAAGATATTGGCATCTCTCTTGACGGGTTATATAGCACCGATCTGCCGTATGGCAATAAATACTGCTTTATAAGGCGCATTTCAGTCCACAGGAAACCTCAAAAACGAAACTGACCGCCCTCTAACGCAACGAAATCCCGCAGGTGATAAACTACACGTTTGCGGGATTTTTCGCCAAGAGAAACGAAATATGAAAGAATTACACTAACTTTGCAGACATGGAACAGGAATTTATCAAAAACAATCCAACTGACAAAATTTGGTGGGTTGATAATCCAGATGTTAAGGGTGAGTTCCTTTTCTCTTTTGACAGAGAAAAGGTGTTTAACCTTTTTGTGGATTATCCGTGGAAATTAACAAAGGAACAAATACGCATTTTTGATAAAGAAAATCCGTATTGGGCAGACTTTTTCAAGGACAGGAAATAGTTACTTGATACTGCCATTAATACCCTTCATCTGCTTGGCTGCATTCGTATTGATATAGCCAAGCAGTTTTTTAAATTCCTTGTCCTCGGCAAGTTTCTCCACCTCGATAATGCAGTCCGTTCCGTTGTACTTGTGTCCGTAGGTACTATGTGACCGCTTTGCTCCAAATCGGTAGCGCAGCACATCATTGTCGAGTTTCTTCCATCCGTTCTGCCGTGATGATTGCAGTTCAAGATATTCAAACCCTTCGCTTGTCTTGCGTACCATTGCCGCATGACTGCCGCAAGTAAAATAATATTCCTTGCCTGCTTCGACATTTGCAAGTAGTTGCTTGGCATTTGTAAAGTCGCTTGCATTGGAGACTACCGTGCCGCCAGCCTTTGACACAATTTCCTTGATATTTGCTGTGCGAGAGAAAAACGAACAACTGGCACCACCCCTAAAGTCGGTCACATCAAGACCTGCACGATTGCCGCAATAGGAGAATGCCAGCGATGAACATGACCCCTTTGTCAAGTCACCGCCCGCAAGTTTGGCGATAATCTCGTCACCAGTCAATGTCTTGTCGAGCAGCTTGACCTCAAGATAATCCACCGACTGCTTTGCCGCTGCATCGGCTATCGCTCCAAGTTCCGATTTTGTGCTTGCCGCACTCCATTGCGTGATGCTTGAATATGCCCTGTCATTCCACCTTGCCAGTATCGCTGCTGACTGCTCTGCCGTTCTCGCTGCGTGTCTGCGTGATGCAGCCTGTAACAACGAAATCCGTCTGCGGGCATCTTCATAGTCACCGAGAGCGATGCTGTCCTTGATGATGTCTATTGCGCCTTGACTTGCTTGCGGCAATAACCCTGCATTAAGGTCATCCATCAAGTTCCACACCTGCCTTGTCTGCCAACGCTCGATAATTGCATCATCGTCACGCTGGGCATGACGTTGCTCGGCAATCTCCAGTGCCGTCATTCTTCTCGGCTCATCGGGTGATGCTATGCCGCTCATCCACCTCAACCCTGCTGACGGGTCACCGTCCTTGAAGTTGTCACGCACGAAGTACGGCATTGATTTGGCACTCTCCAGCCGCTCGGCATTGTCTTCCATCCATTGCTTGAAGTTGTCGGGCATCTCACCGACATAGTTCTCGCTGTCCTTCGGGTCGCTCTTTTCCTCGCCACGCAATGCCCTGCGGAAATCATCCTCGGCCTCTTTCTCGGTCTTGGTGATGGCCGTGGCGATGCACCGGCAATGGGGATGCCAGCCGACGAACTTGAACTCCTTCGGGTAGCTGCCTTGCAGCTCATCGCAGATGTCGAAGAACGGCACAGGCTTGCCCTTGCTGTTGAGGCAGGTATGGTTGTTCGATAGTTCGATGCGGATGCCGACCACGAAGTCGAACTGCTGCCACCGGTCATGGTCTGCCGTGCGGTAGGCGATGTTGGTCTCGGTAGCGGCCAGCCTTCGGGCATTCTTGTACGATGAGCGGTACACACCTTGGCCGGGGTGGTACTGCGCTGCACGTTGCGACAGCCGTAGGATGCCGTGTTCGTCACGCACCCTGCGGAACAGCATATCGGGATGGACGAGGTACTGCTGCAACTGACGAGCCATAGATGCCGCATCCAGTCCCTCACGGATGCCGCAGTCCAGTCCCATCTCGATCTCGCCCTTGAACTGGTTGGTGTAGTTCCAAACTCGGTCACTAAGGTTTAGGCCAGCCGTCTTGCGGTTCATGAACGAGTTGAGGGCATCCACGCTGCGGTGTTTGTAACGTGCAGCCACCGCATTCTCCCCGAACACGCTATCTACCAGCGCATCGTTCTTGTCGTTTGACAAGTCCCACTCGGCACGCACACCGTCCTGCACGGTCAGTTCGATGTCACCCGCCATCTGCCGAATCAACGCATCAATCTGCGCTTGTATGGCGGGGTAATCGTCAAAGCTGAATATCGCATCGTCAGGCACGGGCAGACCAGAGTAACGTGCTGCGACCTGTGCGGCTGCATCACGATATATCTTGTCTATCTGCCGTTGGTACTTGCGCACGTTGGCCAAGTGCCGCTTGTCAAACTGGTTCATCAATCCAAAGTCGTTTCCCGATCCCGTTGTTTAAAGTGCTCACAGGCTGCGTCCTTGGCAAAGTGGTACACCTCGCCACCTTTGTAGTGCGGGCATTTGAGGAGGAATAACTGACCCGCATTGGTGACGTTATCGTGCAGCCACGTTGCCAAAGCACACTGCCCGCATTTGTTGTCACTCGTTGCCTTCTTCGCCATTACATCGTCGGCTCCATAGCGTCGAGCATCATGTCGCTGCGGATTTCCTCCAGTGTCTTGCTCACGTCACTCGACCTGCCCAGTGCCTCGATGCTCTCACGGTGCGACATCAGCGGCTTGCCACCGTTGGCGAGGTAGAGGTTTTGGATTTCGTCCTTCTCATCGCTGATCGTGTACGGGGTGATGTCAATCTGCACGGGCAATGCCTCGATGTCCTTGCGCCATGCGTCACCCAGCATCTTGATGAGGAACTGCTTTACCACGTTCACCTCACGGGAGTAGAACTCCATCAGTCTCCCGCTCTCATCCTTCACCTTCATCATGCTGTCGATGAACAACTGCTTGCGGCTCTCGCCCGACAATGCCATCTGCGACATCTTCTCGTAAGACCAGTCGGGCAGTTGCAGTGTGGTGAA